AACAAAAATTTAACATAAATGTATTTTTAAATGAAAAATGTAAAGATGCATTATCAATGGATGAATTTATTGATAAAATAGAAATTTCTATGAAAAACTTATTAACAACAAAAGAAAAAGGTCAAACTCAAGGAATAAGTAATATAATAATGGAAAATATGAATAAACTTTCTCTCTATGAAAGACCATTACATTGCACGGATAAGAAACGTGAAACATTATATGTAAAAAATAATGAATGGGAAAAAGATGAAAATAAAGAATATATTAATAAAGCATTAAAAAAAGTAGAAAAAAAACAATTAAAAAATATACAAATATGGTTAGATGCTCACCCAAATTATATGAATTGTAGTAATCAACAAGATGAATTTGCTGAATTATTACGAGAATGTGGTAAATCAATAGATGATAATAGAGAAAAAATAATAAAAAATCTTTGTAATCAAGTATATTTAGACAAAGAAGATTGAAATGCTTTATAAAATAAATGAATATTTTTGTATTTTATAAAATTAATGGTCTCCTCCTAGCTAAATTACTATTTTTTTGCATTTTTTAATCCGCGAAAAATATTTTGAAAATTGGACATTTTTTATGTCCATTTTTGAAAAGTCGATTTGAGAATTGCAAAAAAAAACGAAAAAAATGAGTTTACAGCATAATGGTCTAATTTCTGATTTTGAAAAATAAAAAGTGTTATTGAAAATTTTTTAATTATTTTTGAAAAAGATTTAGGCTCTTTTTTATGTAGTATATATATACTACATATGACTACAAAAAACGAGCAAAAAAGAGCAATAAATGAATTTCATTGTGTATGTTGTAACTTTACAACGTATAAAAAAAATAATTTTGAACGCCATAATATGACATCAAAACATAAAAGACTACAAAATACTACAATAAAAGAGCAAAAAGAGCAACCAGAAGGTAAGAAGTTTGCTTGTGAATGTGGAAAATCATATAAACATCATTCCAGTCTTTACAATCATAAACATAAATGCAATTATAAAAGTAATACAGATTCAAATGCAAATAGTATTGAAAATAATGATATTAATAAGAAAGTTGATGATACAATGAATTATAAAAATTTATTTTTTGAATTAATTAATGAAAATAAAGAAATGAGAAGCATGCTAATGAATCAACAAAAACAAATAACAGAAATTATTCCAAAGATAGGAAATAATAATGTAATTAACAATACAACCAATAATAAAAATAAATTTAATATAAATGTATTTTTGAATGAAAAATGTAAGGATGCGATTTCATTGGATGAATTTATTAATAAAATAGAAATATCTATGAGCGATTTAATTACAACAAAAGATAAAGGTATGATAACAGGAATAACTAATATAATAATAGAAAATATGAGTAAACTATCATTATATGAAAGACCTTTACATTGTACAGATAAAAAACGCGAAACAATATATATTAAAAATGAAGAATGGGAAAAAGATGAAAATAAGGAACAAATCAATAAAGCATTAAAACAAATAGAATCAAAACAATTGAAAAATGTTCAAGTATGGTTAGATGAACATCCAAATTATATGAATTGTTCAAAACAACAAGAAGAGTTTGCTGAGCTATTACGCGAATGTGGTAAATCAATAGAAGATAATAAAGAAAAAATAATTAAGAATATTTGTAATGAAGTATATGTTGATAAAGATTAATTTTATAATTTTTCAATTGGAATATTATGTTCTTCACTAATTTTTTTACAATATTCATCATTATTATAATCATTAATGTAATATATTTTTTTGATTCCTGAGGCAACTAATAACTTCATACAATTAAGACATGGATAGTGGGTTATGTATGCAAAAGCTTCATTACAAGAAGCTCCTCTTTTAGCACAATCACATAAAGCATTTTGTTCTGCATGAACAGTTGCTACTTCATGACCGTTTCTAATAACTTGTTCATGTGGTGCTCCAGGTAAGTAACCATTATAACCTTGAGAAATAATTCTATTATCTTTTACTAGAATACAACCAACATGTAATTTTTTACAAGCCGAACGTGTAGAAGTAATTTCAACCAATTGTTTATAATAATCACTCCATGATGGTCTAATTTCCATTATTAATTATTCGTAATAATCATTTTAAGTTATTATCATAATTATTATAATATAAATGGTTAAAAAAACAAAAATAAATTTGAATACAATAAATACACATATAAATGCTCTAATTGATAATTTAGATAATAAAAGAATTTATAAAAATATAGATTTAGTTCTAGATGGCGGTTTATTTAATGGGGGTTATCAAATAGGATCTGTTTTATATTTAAAAACATTGGAAAAGAAAAAAATTATAAATATAGAAAGAATATCAGGATGTAGTATAGGTTCAATAGTAGGATTTTGCTATTTAACTAATAATATGCAAGAATGTATTAATAAGTATGAACATTTATTAAAATGTTATAGAGAAAATAACAATTTTAAATTATTCAAAGAATTATTATATGATATAGTAATTAAGAAAGATTATTCATTAGATATAATAAATAATAAATTATATATAACTTATCATCAAGTAAAAAATACAAAAAAAATAACAAAAAATATTTTTGATAGTAAAGAGGATTTATATGAAAGTATAGTTAAATCATGCTTTATACCATACATGATAAATGATGAATATTATTATAAAGAAAATTATTTAGATGGGGTTTCACCTTATATTTTTGAAAAGAGTGATAAAAAAATTATATTTATAAGATTATTATCATTAGACAAATTATTTGAATCTTTTATAATTAAAAATGAAAATAATATAATAACTAGATTATTAAGTGGAGTTGTAGATATTGATAATTTATTTCATAATAAAAAAACTCAATTTTGTTCATATATAGATAACTGGAAAATGAATGATTATATAATGATAAGATTAAGGAATATAATTGTTATATTAGTTGTTTTTAGTATCGAGTATATTATAAAATTTTATAATAATATACCTGAAAAAATAAGAAATTCATATATTATAGAAAACATTCATATAATAATTAATTATATTTATAAAGAATTTTTAAAAACTCATATTTTATAGTCTCAATTTATATCCAAAGAATTTACCTCTTTTATTTTTTGTTTTTTGTAGTTTTTTACCTTTTTTTTGCGTTCTGCGTTTATTATTTTTTTTAGTTTTTTTATCCTTGCTTTCTTTTTTGTCTTTTTCGGAAGGAATATAACGTAAAAAGTATCTATCATATTCTTCTGTTCCTCTTTTATTTTTTAATTCTTGAAATCTTTCAGTTTTTTCAGCTCTTATAGATTCCATTGTTTCTTGTTTACCATAACAATTAATACTAAAACGTTTTAATAATCCTTTTTGTTCTAATCGATTTCTTGCTTGAACATTAAATAAGTATTGCGCCATACAAAGTAATCTATTTTTATCATAATATGGGCGATTACTATAATAGAAAGCTAAATAAAAACTTAAAATTGTATCAATAGTCGCGACCTTAATATTTCTACCTTTAATTTTAATATTATTATAACTGTGACAAGCTAATGGTTTATATATGAATGCGACTGTATCATTATCTATAACAATTTCATAATGAGGTGCTATTATTTCACCAAAACCAGATTTTTTAAGAATAGTTACATTAGTAATTCCATTAGCTTTTAATCGTTCTTTTGTAATTTGAGCGGAACGTGCGGGATCTTCAGATAATATATCAAAATCAGGATATTTTTTAAGGAAATTTTCTTCTTTTTTACCCATATATTTTGAATATAAAGATATCGCATAACTTCCAAAGAAAACAAGACCTTGGTCTATAAAACTATTTCTTACAATATAATATAATTTATCACTATCTTCCTTACTATCATTCTCAAATTTTCTTGCAAAATTTTTTGGATCACAATTATATCCTTTAAGTGGATAATGTTTATTTAATAATATTAATCTTTTAAGAACCTTTTCCCATCTAGAAACGTCACCTTCAGGTCTTGAAAGTTCAAGATACATACTCATTCTTAAAAAATTAGGTGGAGCATACATAATTCCATTAACATGAATTGATTCCATAGATATTGACTTGAATAATTTATCTTCAAGAAATGTGATATCAGCAACAGGAATAAAGTTAACATATACTTTATATGTTCCTGTATGAACACCTGCTTTTGCTTCAACTTCAGTATAACCTTTTGAATAATAAATATCAGCTAATTCTTTGGCATGTTGTAAAGCATTTGGAGAGAAAAAATCATAATCAGGTATTTCAATATTTTTATTATAAAATTGATCTTGTTGTGGAAGAATATTATTAATAGCAGTGCCGCCATAACATATTAATTTTTTGGATTTAATAAAATCTTCAACAATTTTAATAATTGTTATAATTTCAGGAGAATTAGCGATACGTTTACCAGCTTTTTCCTCCGCTTTATCAACCGATTTTCTTAATATTTCCAATTCTTTTTCATTAAATTCCTCTTTAGAATATTTTTTCATTAATATATAGAGAGAAAAATATATGAATTATATAGTAAATGAATAGTAATCACTTTTAATTGGACGAGGTTTGTATGAGTATTTTTCTGGAGGAGGCGCTGGTTTATCAATTGTAACAGGGATAAATCTAAGATTCTTGGGTTTTAATACAAAAGCAGTGTTATTTTCACTAAAAAATAAATCAGCAAACTCTAAATTTGTATCATAATTTTGATAAGACATAGCAATAAATTGACAACCAAATTTTTGACACATAGAAAAATTGGGATTTACTGGGTCACTAGATTTGTCTGGCAAAACAATAGTCATATTTTTTTTATTAAAATCAGTAAAATTATAATCATGATTATATAATACATCTCTAAATCTAATTTGTCTCATAAAAACGCCGCCACTGGCAAGATTTACAAGTTCATCCAGTTCAGTTTTTTGAAATAAAGGATTATCTCTATTAACAATAATAATAACCTTATTATACAATTGTTTAATTGGAAGTTTTCCTAAATTATGACCATTGTTTTCATAACTATAATTGACTCCTAATAATTTTGATTGTAAAGCACTTTTAAGTGAGTTATACATTTCAGTATATATTTTTGTATTATTTGAATTAATTCTAAAATGTAAGATCAATGGATCATCAGGATTAGGACAATTACCATCAAAGGCATTTTGATTTATAATATCTAAAGCATCAGAGAAAGAAACATAATTAAAGGTTTCTTTTAAATGAAAATCATTTTGCGATGATGTTGCAATAACAGGTTTATCATTAATAGAGTATATTTCAAAGTCTAAACATCTAGTTCCTTGTTTAATACAAGCCTCTAAAGCGCATGTATTAACAAAATCATTCTTAAAATTACCTGGGCTACAAGCATTGTAAGCAGTTTTAATATAATAGTCTCTTAAATCATGGTCTTGATTGTTGGAAAATTTTAAAGATTTTATTGGTGGAAAACTTTTATATAATAATTGCATTTTATTGCAATTTGCTCCAGTTGGACCTTTTAATTTTAATATACTATAAATATAATATGCGATGCCAAAAATTAAAGTTATAAATATTAATATTGAAACAATAATAATAATTTTATTAGTATTCATTTTATTTAAATTTTTTTTTGTTGTATTAATAATGTTATTTTTTATATTAGTCACACTATTCATATATAATTATAGTGATAAAATAGTTAAATATATAATTAATAATAATAATAATTATATATAAATGGGAGGAGGTTTATTAAATTTAGTTGCTTATGGTAATTTAAATGTTATTGTAAATGGAAATCCTTCAAAAACTTTTTTTAAAACAACGTATGCAAAATATACTAATTTTGGTTTGCAAAAATTTAGAATTGATTATTCTGGGTTAAGAAATCTTCGTTTAAATGAAGATTCAGTATTTACTTTTAGAGTTCCAAGATATGCAGATTTATTAATGGATACTTTTGTAGCAGTAACATTGCCAAATATATGGAGTCCAGTTTTAAATGAAAAAGATCCAAATAATTATATACCATATGAATTTAAATGGATTGATA